GATATTCGCGAGCGGCGGCGCGCATGGTCTTGGTGCCGCCGTAGACATCGCGCACGAAAGACACGTCGGGCATCTGAGCCGTGTACGACGCGGACATGAAATCGGGACTGTCGGGGTTATTCGCCGCGCCGCCGAAGTCGTAATACCTGGCGCTCTCGGTTTTGACGATGGCGTCCTTGAGACGCGAGGAGATTGGCATTTCAGATAATCCTAAAGTGAGTGGTGGAGACGTTGCGGTTCACCAGCGCGTTGAATTCTTCCCACAGCAGGTAACCGAGTGCGTCAGTGATGTGGTCGAGTCCGAGGCCCTTGTCGATCTGACTTGTGCCGTCCTTGTAGGTCTGGCCCTCTAGAGCGCGGATTAGCGTTTGCGCGCGAGGGTGGATCTTCATGCGCGTGCGGCCCTCAGCATTCAGAAGGAGCGCCTGCACGTTGTTTACGCGGTCGACAATAAGCGGGGCCTGGCTTGGCGCTTTTACGACGAAGCCTGCCCGCTTAAGGATGGTGAAATCGGTCTGCCCAACCGGCGCGGAAGTCTTTCTGGCCTTACCCGATGGATCGGGGCAAACCACGATGCGGCGGTTCGGATATCGGCGCAGAAGTTCGGCCGCGACCTCCTCGGTGTTCGAGCTGGCGATCTCCAAGGCGTCAAGGACGTGGCATTCGTCACCGACACGCACGGCGATCACCGTTGACATCGGGTTCACGTTGAAGTCCTGGCCGACCAGAATTTCGCCGCCAGTATCCGCCACGTTTCCGTCGACGTGGAGCTGACGGTCGAAGTTGGAGTACACGCGGCCCTGTAGCGTCTCGAACGCGGCCTCGTATTCCTGCCGGAAGATGCGCGGGTCAAGATCACTGCGCGCCGCGTCGATTTCCTCCGGTGGTACGATGCCAGCCTGAGCCGTCGTAAACTGCCACGAGCGCCAGTCGGGGTCGTCGCCTTGGCCGCGCACGAAAACGTCGTAGGCCCAGTTGAACCCGGCGGGCGTCGATGTGAATAACGCGCGGCCTCGTCGATCCGCCAATGCGGGCCGAAGCACGTCCCATGCGTACGGGTCGATCCACGCGAACTCGTCGAGCGCGACGAAGTCGAGCCCTGGACCGCGTAGCCGGTCGGGATCGTCTGCGCCTTTGAGGGCGATCGTCGACCCGTTCACGAATTGCATCTCAAGCTGTGACTCATTTGGCGAGCGTGCGAGGTGCGCGTCGGCGACCATGCCCTTGAGCGTCGTCCAAGCAATGTCCCTCGCCATGCGATAGGTTGGCGCGACGTACCAACAGCGTCGCTTCGGTGCCTCGCTGGCGGTGAGGTATAACTCCAAGCACGTTCCGAAGGTTTTGCCAGAGCGTCGCCCAGCGATCACGCATCGGAACCGCGCGGGGTCGCCAAAGATGTCCGCCTGGAGCGGCCTGAGCGCGAATTCCAACTTCACAGTTCGCGGCGCACAACAATGCTCGGGATCCCCTGATGTTCAATTTGCCGCGAATCACTCCATCCCATGTTTTTCAACGCGAAGATCGCCCCGGTAGCCTTTGCGCCGGTCTGGAGCTGGCGCTCGTAGCCATTTTCCACATGGAGACGCGCCCTTTTTACAATGTGAGAAAACCCCTCGCGCTTCTCGTAGTCGTAAAACGAACGCCGATCAGCGAAACCAAGCGCCAACGCCAAACCCGTGACCGTCGGGAATTCCTTTCGGTCACGCACCTCGGCGAAGTACGCCTCTGCCTTTTCCTCAAATTCTTCCGGCGTTGCAATGATTGGGGGGCGCCCGTTATCCACGACTTCTCCGCGTTGAAATGGTGGCGATATAAACGTCGCGCTATAACGTCAAGAGGTCAAAAAAAAAACGCCCCCCGATTTGGGAGACGTTTCTTTTGAACGTCAGGCCGATGGAAATATTTTACGATCACATCGCACGCTGTAGGTGCTTCTCAGTGGCGACCCACTTCTGAGTGCCACCCATTTCTCGCACGATCCACCGCCCATCATGCGCGGTGCCCCATGCGTCGATGTAGGGAGCGATGATTCGGCACGGTTGACCGAAATTGATGCAGAGGTCACCGACCGCGAACGGCTTGGGCTCGGGAAGATTGAACTCAGGGAGGGTCAAGATCGTTTCCATCGGGAAGGCTCCTGCAAAGGTGGTGGTTGACGGCTAAGTATAGTGCTTACCAACCAGACACGCAAGGGAGTAGTTAATGATTTTTGGGACACCCAGGGGGACACGCTCGGACAAGCTGGGACACGCTCGGGACACGGTATCGGGACACGGCCATTGCCCGGATTGGCCTGACTTTTTTCAGCTAACCCCTTGACACGCAATCTCACGGCTTTCGTCTGCCACCTGCCGGAGTGCGATTTCGGCCTCGCGTGTAATCGTCATCGCGTCGCGCTCTCGCTTCGAGATCGTCATTGGGTGGACCCCCAACCGTGCGGCCAATTCTCTCTGGGTGAGACCGGCCCGCTCGCGTTGTTGCCGGTATTCATTCCCCAACATGATTTGCTTTCTCCTTTTTCATCATGTCGACGGCCTCGTAGGCGGCGGCAGAAATCTTTGCCAAATAAAGACGGGTTTCCCTATTGAACTTCGGAAACTCAGTAACAACACGCGCAAACATGGTCGTCGTCCACTCGGTCAGAGGAATTCTATCTTTCAGATCGTGACACGATTGGCAACATGGCACGGTCTCAGTGCCCCCGAACTGCTTAGGTATGGGGAAGTGATCGCCATGGGAACCCTTGGAAGTGGAAAACACACAGTCGCAGTAGAAACAATGCAAATACACCTTTCCATCCCTTGCACGAAGGGTTTCTCTGCGACTCATCATCCAGCCCTCATCAACTGGACGAACACTATCGCGACGGCGGCCCACGCGACTATCATCACGAGCCTTGCCAGCGCACGGTCACTCATCGTCTGCCTCCTCGTAGCTATTCAGGAAATCCAGCGCATTCTGTAGCGTGTCCATGGTCGCGGTGTCCCACTCCTCGCGGCCCGTGTCCCTCATCAACCGTCCCAAACGGCGCGCGAGAACCTCGATCCAGAGCATCGCGTCGGCCTCCCATTTTGATGGTCTCATGCGTCACCTCCCTCGACGCTTTCGATAGAGATCAGCGACATATCGACCGGGTCGGTCGGGTTGTCGTCTATGTACCGCAACTCGTCTTCAATAGCGGCGCGAAACGCTGCGGTATCGTCGTCGGTCCATGCACCCATCGGGATCTCGCCATACCACGCGACGAGAACCACACCTTCGCCGTCGTGCTCGGTGAGGTACCGCAAATCGTTCCTCGTGATCGTGCTCATATCAGTTGCCTCCCTCGGCTTTCGCCATTTCGCGAGCAGTCTCCACCATCATCTCTAGCGCCGTGTCCATCGCCTCGCGCACCGTGCCACCATCGCGCAGATGAATCCTCCAGCAGAGTTCGACGAACATCTCAAAATCCCCCCGATCCGCGTCTTGCTTGCTGATCTGGCTGGCGGGTGCGTTGCTCATTTTGTGTCTCCTTGGTGGTGGTTGACGGCTAAGTATAGTGCTTACCAACCAGACACGCAAGGGGATGGTTGGTGATTTTTGAGAAACCGACCGGGACACGCCTGGACACGCTGAGACACGCTATGGACACGGTGTTGGGAGAAGTCGGGAGAGCCGCTGTGACTTACCCATTTGAGTATCGGTTCCAATTAGGTCGCACCTTCCACCAGCACTCTAGCGAGCAAAACCGACGCTTATGCCATCGGCCCCACGGAGTCGTTGAAGGTTTTGCGAAGGCATCGCCGCAATGCTCGCATAACTTTGTTCTATCAAGAATACTCATTTGCGCTCATTATGCGTTGTCCAATCCATTCCGCCACGTTTACGGTCACGGCGTTGCCCATCATCCGATAGCGAGGGCGGTCCGCGACCCGCGTACCGTCCTCGTAGAACTCCGTCCATCCGTCAGGAAATCCCTGGAGGCGCTCACATTCCATCGGGGTCAGGCGGCGCGGGATCGCGTGCTGTAGCGCGCCCATGCCGCCCGTCGTCACCCCGAGCGCGGGGGATATGTCGCCGCTGATCGGATCTTGCGTCTGGTGGAACGCGATCGCTGGCGGTACGCCGGCATTCGGATGGCTCCCCGCGTGGACACCCGCCCGGAGCGTGGGACCAAGATCGATGCAGGCATCACCCCCACAGTCTTTGGACGAAAACGCAATCGGCGCACCGTCTCGGTTCAGGTTCAGCGTCGGCGCTATGTCGTGGGCGATCTCCGCGTTGGCCTGGCCGAATGCGAGGACTACAACCTTGCCTTCATGCACGTATTGCGAACCGACACCTTTGTAGTCCCGCGCGCACAACACTCCTACAGGGCCTTCATCAACGCTGCCCATAATGCCTCTGGCAGTTCCTTTCCTCGCTTCTCTGCTCGGCGCAGGATGCCCGAACAAGCCTTCGGAGAGAGCGAGTATTTCGGGTCGGGGGACGCCTCCAAGATGTCCGACAACGAACAGGCGGCGCCGTCGTTGCGCCACTCCGAAGTACTGGCTGTCCAGATTAGCCCAGGTGACGCCATACCCGAGTTGAACAAGGGACTCGATGATGGTGAGGAAGTCTCGTCCTCCATTGCTGGAAAGGAGCCCAGGTACATTCTCTCCGACAACCCAGGTGGGGCGGCACTCAGCAATGATCCGATGCATCTCCCACCAGAGCGCGCCACGGTCGCCAGCCAATCCGCCGCGCTTTCCTGCAACGCTGTAATCCTGGCACGGGAATCCACCGCAAATAACGTCAACTGACCCTTCTCTGACATCATGCACATCCTCGTAGATGGGAACGTCGGGCCAGTGCTTCCTCAGCACCGACCGCGCCTGCTTGTCCTTCTCGCATTGCCACGCGACAGTCATGCCTGCGCGCTCGAGGCCAAGGTCAAGGCCACCAACGCCGGAAAACAGTGAACCGACCCTCACCCTTTAACTTCCCAGACCGTCGCCGCTCTACCGCTACTCGTCTCCCGGCGCTTACCAGAGTCGACCACCAAGCCCAGTATCACCAGCTCACGTCGTCGTGCCGACACGGTTTGATGCCGCCACCCAGTCGCGGCCTCCAGCTCGTCGTCGGTCGACGGGAAATCGGCAAGCCAGTCGTAAATGACTCGACGTTTGGTGCCGACATTCGGGAGCATCGACACGGCCGCATCACGACTGGTCTCGGAACCCGCGACGTGCCCTGGAAGGCCGCCATATGGTTGCGCGTCGAACATGGGAAGCCCGCCGATCTGATTGAGTCGCTCACTCATCGGTTCCATCCTTGGCTGATGCGGTGAAATTCGGCCATCTGCGTTTGGCATTGCTCGAAATGAAATTCGTAGCGCGTCGCCATGTGCGCGTAATCGTCCGCGCGGACCTTCTCGCTCGCGAACATCACGGTCATGTATAGCGCGACGAGCGCCCACGCATACCGCTTCATGTTCTCCGTCATTCAACCCCCGTCGTTGTCGAATATGCACGAGACGGTCCGAATCGGGCCGACTTCCACGCCCTACGGTGGCACTCCGACGAACAAACGATGCGATCTCGCCACGATGCGACTCTCATTTTCTCCGGCCTGCAAAACTCCGCCCCGCAGTTCCGGCAGACCTTCACATCTGGCAGTTCGACTACACGCTTATCTTTTGCCACCCTGCGACCCTCCGTTCGTCGTTGTGATTGCCACGATAGAACTCCTCGAGCGCCACATCAAAAAGCACCCGCTTCGCTTTGCCATCGCCCTGGTCGTAAAGCGTTGATGTGTTATGAAGTGCGCGCAGTCCGATGGGTTGGCCCGGCTTCAGCCAATCAGCGACCTCATTTGCGCGCCGTTCAACCATCAAGGCGAGTCCCCGAATGGCCGCGTTGATTGCGTCGGGGGTCCGGCCGGTGCCCAGCCATGAGACGAGAATGCTATTGTTGCGAGACTTCTCGGCGTTGTTGAGTACGCGCCGTCCGAGAACCTCGTTCGCAACCTCAAGCAATTCGTTTTTAGTGAAACTACCCCCGATAGTATTTGTGATTTCTGTGTTTTCTTGTGTTTGTTTTTGTCTCGGAGGTGTCTCGGAAGTGTCTCGATTTGCGTCTCGCGGCGTGTCTCTTTCCTTAGTGTGGAAAACCGCGTAAGTATCATATTTCACAATGCGATAGACGGTGCCGTCAAGTGTCTCGCGAACTGTCTCGATCTGTGTCCTCGCTTTGAGGTCATTTATGAAACGCTCTACGCGCGCCAAGGACCAATGCCAGCGCCTCGCGAGGTATCGTAGACTGGCGATGAACTCGCCGCGCTGAAGCACGATGTCGCGACGCTGATAGGTCTGGTGCGTTGCATGCGCGCAGAGGTCGAGCCAGGCGTGGAGCCTTGAAGCGGGATCGCGTTTCGACGGCGCAAGGTGGTGGTCGGGGTCGAAGATTCTCCGCCACGCGGGGATGTAGCCTTTCATCGGATTTCGACCTTGCACATTCGAAGCACTGCTCTGGCGGTGGCAAGCGAGACCATCACAGCTTCCGCTGTGTCGCGAATCGACTTGCCGCTTTCGTAAGCGGTGACGATGTCGAACAGCATCTCGCTGTTCATCTTATAACTGCGGCGCCTGGACCACACTATCGCACAGTTCGGATGACACGTCGCTGAATGCCTCTCGCGGCTAAACCGATTTCCGCATACGATGCAACGCCACAGCGGCGCCTTGGTCAAAGCATATTCCGCCATCTCATGCCATAGCTCAATGTCGGCGCGCGTCGAGCTGGCGCAATTCCCCGCATAAGTGGGAGTCGCCGTACTGATAACGTCGTCGAATGTCGGGTACTTGGTTTTCCCGTATCGCTTCGCCGCCTTTTCCGCTATGCGGCGATGCTCCTCACTTAGCACGGCGGCGCTTCCCGCGCTCACCCGACGCGACCAAGATGTAGAGCAGGACTGGGCCTAAAATCATGCCCGCCATCAGACCAAAGCCGAGGCCAGCAAAGAAAAGCATCATCGGATCTCCTGAATGATGAGTTCGAGTTCGGTGAGTTTTTCGTCTGCGGAATGCAGACAAGAGACGAGGGCCGCGTCATAACGCTCGACGGCTTGCCGCAACCGGGCAACGTACACGATGCAGACCAGCGCGGCGATTAGCAAGGTCGCGCGGACTAGCGACTTCACTAAGAGAATCAGGTCGATCATCGGGCCACCGCCTTGGTCCTCAGCCACGCCAGCAACTCTGCGCGCTCAAACCGTAGAACGTGCCCCACGCGAATCGCGGGGATCTCGCCATCCTTCACACGGCGCGTCAGCGTGGCCCTGGAAATGCCAAGCCACTTCTGCACCTCCGCGCTTGTCATCATTTCTGGCAAGTCAGTCATCTAGTCGTCCTCGACGGTGATGTATTTCTTCAATGATTTCTTCGTCGGTTTTGCCCACGAATCCGGTGCCGAGACACGTCTCGCACGGCATTTCGCCATCCTGACATCGCGGGCACCCGTCGCCGTCGCAATCGTAGCACGGCGTCGTTCGCATTCCGAGACAGTCGCCGCACGTTTTGGCGAGTCGGTCAAGCATCGGGGTCCTCCAGAATGCCGTTTTCCCATAGCCATTCCTTAGCGTCGGCAATCGACCGCATCACTTGATAGTCGACGCCGTTCGCGAAACAGCACGCGCGAAACGCCATCTGAGAGTCGCGGAGCTTGCCCTTCGGCGTTTTGACTTCGACCCAAAGCGCCATGCCATGTCCCATAACCCATAGGTCAGGGATACCCGGCGTCATGCGCGTCCCGCCTGGATCGCGGCGGTAGCCCTGCTCAGTCGAGAAAACATCAAAGCCGACAAGGCGGAACAAGCCTTGGATATCGCGGGAGATTTCTCTTTCCGTCATCAGAACCCCAGCGGTTGAGGGTCTTCGTTGAACCACGCTTCATATAGGTCAGCCTTGGCCCTCAAATCGACGTCATACCTTGACGCAAACGTCTTAGCGCCCATCTGGTGCAGAGCCGTGTGGCAGTGGCGACAGAGGGGCACAAGATCCTTCGACGTGCCTCCAGCTCCGCGACTGCGGACGTGGTGCGGGTCAGACGGCGCCGCCGCGTGGCAAGCGATGCACGGCAACTGGCGGATATAATCCGCCTTGTCACCAAATTGCTTTTGGTAGCGCTGGCGGCGCTTCAAAACGGCATCTCGTCAGAGGCTTCGAACTCATCGACCGCCCGCTCCGCGCCTTCGGCCTTGCCTCCCAGCAACTCGACCGACGAGGCAATGATATTAGTGTAGACGCGATCCTGACTCTTTTGATACTCAATGCGCCCTTCGACCGCGATGCGAGACCCCTTCTTCACATATTTCTGAATGATCTCCGCGGTCTTTCCGAACGCGGCGACGTTGTGCCAGTCCGGCCCGTCTTCCTTGCGGAAGCGGCTGGTCGCGAGACTGAAATTGACGACCGCCGCGCCGCTGTGCGTGACGCGATTCTCGGGTTCTTTGCCGACGTTACCGATGAGAATGACCTTGTTCATTGCGTTTTCCTTGTCGTGAAATGGGTTATTGGTTGGAACTGCGAAAATACTTCAAAGCGCGCGTGAGTCGGACGAAATCGCGGTCTTTAATCGCCGCTTGAGCCGCGACCATAACATTCTCTGGCGTCGCCCTGCTGTGATCTGCTAGGAAGGCTTGGACCTCCGCCGCGAGGCGGTCAATCTCCTCCTCCGTGCGCGTGACCTTGGACATCTCCTCGCGCGATGGGCGCTTGCCGTTGCCTTGGTACCCGGCATTGGCGAGCGCACGACCGATGGCCGACGTCTCGCAGTTTTCGAGAAAGGAGGTGAGGTTCACGCCTCGCCCGTTTTTGCCGATTTCCCTTTCGTAGGCGTGGCCCACTGCGTGAGGGGTCGCCACCTCTGCGTCGCGGTAGAGTTCGCATCGCATTACGACGTGCGCCGGGGTCGCGTCCATGTCGATAGAGACAATGGCGGTGACGACGCGGCCTTCGGGATAGTCGGCCAGCCAGAGCGGAAGCCGATCTTTGACTTCGACATAATTCTCCAACATTACCAGCGAGCCTCCCACCAAGGGTTGTCTTTCGTGAAATGGAACTCGTCCCACGGCTCCGGCGTCGGGTCTCCCACCTCGTCAAGCCAATCCGTTGCGTCATCTTGCAGTGGCTTCCCGGCGCGTTCATGCGCGATCAGCTTCTCAAGCAATGCGTCACCGCGAAGGTTGCCGCCCAGTTCCGCGAGACGTGCGGCCATTGCGCGCGCAAGCGGCGAAGCGTCCAACTCAAACTTCCACGCTTCGCGCCACTCATCGGGTTCGCCGTCAGGGGGCACGCCCTTTACTTGGCAAAACTCCTTCGCCTTGTCGGGATAGTATTTCATGGCGAGATTTGACCTCCTGCGTGTCTCCACGCGGTTTTGAGCCCCGGCCTCGCGAACCCCCACGGCGCGACGAGGTCGGGGTTCTTTCACTTGCTTAACTCCTCGCGCAAACGGCGGACCCGGTCACGAGCGGCGCGGTGACGATCTCGCGCGGCGCGCTCACGGCGCGACTTATTGCCGTCATCATCGGGTCGGCGAATTTCAGCCAAGAGCGTGCGCCAGGCGTAGCGTTCGGCGCGCTCTGCTTCGTCAAGTTCGCGGTGGGTTGCCATGCGTCAAAAGATAGCGCATGACGCAGGAATATCAACCGTGCAACATTTCCCCGCGAAAGATTGCCGTCCCGTCGAAGATATTCACGCGCTCGACGGCGTAACGGTCGAAGCTATCGGTCGCCGTGATTACCGCGAAGCCTTGGTCCCAATTTGGGAAAGAGGTATAGTCGTCGCGAATTTTGCAAAGACACCCGAGACCCCACCAGCCGTGAACACCATTATAGTCGCGACGGCCGAAAAATCCGGTGCGGTGCGTATGTCCCGACAGCCCGCCCTTGCCGTAATGTTCGTATTCGGCCTTTTCCGATTGGCCGGAATGCTTGCGCACGGCCTCGCCGTGGCAGAGAATTAGTCGGTCCTCAAACAGGACGTGCTTGGGATACTCAATAATCTCCCAGCCGAGAGCGCCGATGCCGAGAAGCGACGGCCAGGTCAGCGCATCGCGCACCGCGTCGAGCGTGAGGATTTCAGCGCCTCGGCGGTCTTCGGCCAAGCTCCAAATCAGCTTCCGAAGACGGGCTTCGTGGTTGCCCTCAATCCAGATATGCCGGGCGTTGGGCGTCAGTGAATGTACTGTGCCGAAATGTTGAGCCGCCGCACGGATCTCCTCCGCGAGCGAAATGCGGTGAAAGGGGTCCTTCGGCCAGCGCGAGATGCTCTCGCAGTCGAGCGTGTCGCCGTGATCGACGACGACATCGGGCGCGACCATTTCTAGCACTTGATAGAGAATGCGAAGCGCGCGCTCGTCGTGATAAGGGAAATGAATATCCGAATAGTGGACCGACACTCGCTGGTTGCGCTTACGAGGCCTGGCCTTCGGCGGTGTGATGTTGAGCGTGATCGGGACGGGAAGATCCGTCGCGGCCCATTTCTTTCGCAGTTTGACGGCAACATAAAAACACGGCACAACGGCGGGCCGGTCGTTTATCTTCGTCGCCACGTCCCACTTGCGAAGCTGTACGCTGTCGGGAAGGGGCTCCCATATGTCAATGTCGACATCAGCTTGCGCCAGCAACTCGTCTACCGTTTTGATCGACGTCGAACCGAGTACCGTTAGCCGTAGCTCGTCGTCATCCTCGACGCGCTGAATCTCTTCGCTCGGCGGGGGTAATTTATCGGCAAGCTCACGCCGGGAGTTGTCGTTGCATCGTGGCGAACAAAAGCGCGCGCCGAGGCCTTCGTAATATTCCCCGCACTCGTCGCAGTGCCGCTTATATTTCCGTGGCATTGATGTCGTCCAAGTTGGCCGCGTACCCGGCGATGTCCACGAGTGAATCGCGGTGTTCGGGCGTCTGCGCGAGGCGAGAGACCTTCTGCAAGATATTAAAGATGCAGACGTCGCGTGCGTCGAAATGCGCGACCCCGTAACGTCGCCGCAGATACGCCTCCATCATGGCGGCGGTTGCCGCATGGTTCACGCGCGGGTGACCGTAGGCTTCACGACGCGCGCCGCATACAAGTGCTTGGGCTTCGTCGAGAATCATCTAGCGAGTGTTCCGATAAGGTCGACCGCCGTGTAGATCAGCGCGCCAGTGATTACGAGATCGCCAACGATGGCAAAGCGATCCTGCCGCACGTTTACTTCGTTACCGGCGCGCATAGACCAGCCAGGGCGCACAGTGAAGTCATAGGCCGTGAGGTCGCCGCCAGACGTGACCGCCGAAATGAAGAGCTTGTCCTTAGCCATCGGTGAATACCATGGCGCCGGGTCTAGCACGACCGACCGCACCAGGCTCCGCTCCTGACGTTCGACATATACCGTATCGGGCGGAAGACAGAACGCGGCGATCTCTGCGACCGCGCCGTCCGTAGCTGTGGCAATTTGCAAGGCGGGCACCTCGACCGTGCGGATCCGCTCAATGACAGTAACGACGGTGTCCGGTTCGCGCTCCAAGATCACCGTATCCGCGACGAATACCTCCTTGTAGCGCACGACCTCCTGCGGCGAGCCCAGCATCACCATTGCAAGGATGCCGACAGCGAGCCCCGCGCCGAAGGTCTTCAGAGCAACTCTAGGTGCGGCCAATCCATGAACGCCTGATCGGTGTGATCGCCGTCGCCGTCCCAGTCAGCGCCCCAGCGCATCGCAATTCCTTGCGCGGCCGCGATGCCGGTGATGAAACCGCCAAGGCTGGCAAACCCGGTGACGTCATTCCATCGGATATGAGGGGCTTCGGCATACCACGGCGCGACGTCGACCGCCAGCGATGGCCGCTGATTATGTTTTGAATTAGGATACTGCACTTTGCTACGGCCCGTCGCGAAATGCTCATTTTGCTCCGCCTCGTCGCGATAGCCGCAAATGATGGCGAAGTCCCGATACTTAATCGCTTCGGTTAGCACCTTCTGCAGATCGGGGTGCAACTCAGCCAGTTTGGCGAGAGATCGCGCGCCAAAGGCGGGCATTATTTCTGCACCAGCTTTTCAGCGCCGGAAATGCCGAAGCTCCCCAGCGTCAGCGTCACGAACGAACCGAACACGAAGTTCGAGATCGTCAACTCAATGCCAAAGATACCCGTGGCAATATCCGCCAGCGCGAATAGACACATTACGACGAAAGAGAGATAGCCGACGACCGCCTTCTCGTCGACTTGGTTATCCTTTCGGAAGATTTCCCATGTCACGGTACTTTCTCCATATGCGCGAGGCGCGTGTCGAGGACGGCGACGTGTAGGCCGAGCTGAACCTGACCATCACGAAGCGTCTTTACATCGGCGCGGATCTCGCGCACGTCTTCCTTCATGCCGTTGATCGCGACCTTCATCCCGACGACTGCCGTGCTAATTGAAACGAACCCGGTCAGCGCGACCTGGATGAAGATTTCCGTCATCTCACTACGCCTCAGTCACGATGCCCGTGGTAACGAGAAACAGAAGGGCGAAGTCTTTGTCGACGGTGAGGTCCGTCGCAGTAAGTTCGCCGATCAAGAGAGGCGGGACCGAGATCGTGACGTCTTCGTTGAGAATTGCGGTCGCCTTTTCTTCGTCGGTGACCCGGCCCTGTTCGTCAATGAAAGGTTTAATCTTTTCGACCATCAGAGCGTGCGCTTCTTCGGCTTCCTTTACGATTTTTCCAATCGTCAGGGAAAGCTGGAGCGGGCGAGAGCCCTTGATCTCTTCAAAACTCTTTCCCACGCTGGCAAGCTGACCCGCCTTCATTGTGACGTCTCGCATTGGTCTCAGGGCTTAGGGTGACGGACTAAAGAAAATATTAGGGAACGAGGCCCACGTCATGCCAAGGCACGCCATAAGCCTCAACCGGGTTTTTGAGATGGTCGATCTGCGCGATCAGATTGGCTTCAATCTCGTCGCGGTCAATCTGTGTCCACACCCATGCAAGGACCACGTCTTCGGTGAGATCATCGTAAGCGATGAAGTCATCGGCCGTCGGGTCCGGAGCGAAACTGCATCCGCCGTAGTTTGTGGCGCTGTGGTTGTCTTCGGTCGCGGTGACCCGCCAGTAGGCAGTCACCACGCCGCCGTTCGCGACCTGGCGGCTCATCTGCTCAATTTTCCAGACGATTTCCATTGTCAAATCTCCGTGTCAGAACGTTTGCCCGCCTGACCACCAGAACCGCGCTTCTTGGGCGGCACGACCGTTTCGACGCGCTTCTTGGTGCGCCAGATAAGGAACCCGCCGACCGCAACTGCAAGAATGATGTAGAGCATTGGTTTTCCTTAGATAAGGTTACAAACAGCCGACACGGTGCCGGACATAGTGGACCACTGGTCAGGTGAAACGTCGTTATACCGCAGACGATATTTATAGTTAGATCCAGACGCGCGGCTTAGGTCAATTGAGCTGGAGCCCG